GCAATGATTTAAACGGATGGGCGCAATGGAAATTGACTGTATACGGTCAGCAATTTGCATCAACCGCAAAGCTTATGGCTCGTGGAGGATCTTATATATGGTAAATGCAAACATGAAAAGCAAGGGTGATATCAACAAAATGAAAGAGGATATGTCTGAATTGCTTAAAAGTGATGTGTATATAGGGATACCGGAAGCAAACGCGCCACGCCCAGGAGAAGCTGTATCTAATGCACAATTAGCGTTTATTCATACATTGGGTTCTGAACTTCAAAATATACCTGCAAGACCATTTATTGAACCGACTATAGAAAAAAACAAAAACAAAATAGCTGATGCAATGAAAAAAGCGGCGACATTGGCTATGGATGGTGATTCTATCGGGATGCAAGAAGAGTTTGAAAAAATAGGTTTAATTGTATCAACTAAAGCAAAAGAATACTTCACCGATCCAAACAATGGATGGGCACCTAATTCTCCTCGCACAATAGCCGAAAAGGGCAGTGATCGTCCGCTTATAGACACTTCCAGTCTTAGGAATAGTATTACTTACGTGGTGGCTGAAAAATGATAAATATAGCAGAAATGATGTATGATCCTGATTTTAGTCAAGGCTATACCGTCCATAGAAAAACTGTTATATGGACGGCTGGTAAGCCAATTGAAACAACCGTTGATTATGATTATATTGGCGTTGTTGTTGCTTCTGATTTTAAAGAAATACAACAAGTGCCGGAAGCTGATAGGGTTTCTGGAATGATGTCATTTTACAGTACGGGACAATTCTTCTTATCGAGAACGTTTGACACTCAAGGATATGATTCAGACAAAAAAGACGGTACTAGTGATCAAATAGAATGGCGAGGTAATAAATATAAGGTTATACAGGTTTTGCCTTTTGTAGATTATGGTTATTGGGAATGTATCGCGGCTAGAATTGAAGGTGAATAATGGCAAATATATTTTTATCTAAATCCGACTTGGAAAGTTTATTCTGGAACATTACAGAAAAATGTATTGGTCTTGATCCAACATTACAAGAAAATGCTAGTAAGGTTAGATTGTCTTGGCCAACTGATGGTGCTCCCGGATGGAAAATAACGGATGACATCATATTTGTCAGAATAAATGATTACGACGATCCCATTACAAAACAAAGAGATATCCAATCTGCACCAATTGATGACAATACAACGATATTATCACAGGAATACACAAGGGCACTTGAAATATCGTGGTCATTATATGGTCCAAATTCTTGGGATAATTCATTCCTTTTGAAAAACAATTTGTATCTTCAATCAATACATGACCAAATGGCAAATAGCAATATTTATATTGTTCCCAACATATCGGCACCAATTAGAATGCCGGAATTGTTTTCAGCAAAATGGTGGGAACATACGACAATGAATGCAAGATTTTATGAATACGTTAAGATCGATTCGACCAGTAATTTCATTACTACGCCGGTTATATCGACCACACAAAGAACATTATAAAGAGAGGTGATATTGTGTCCACATTAAGCTTAAACGAAATTGTAAAAGTAACGATAAATTTATCACCATTAGCAGCAGTACGAAATGCCTTTAATTTGGGACTAATTATTGGCACATCAACCGTCATACCAACGTCTGAAAGGATTAGAAAATACACATCTACAGATGATATGCTATCGGATGGTTTTACTCTATTTAGTCCAGAATATATAGCCGCCAGTATATTCTTAGAACAAACGTTAGTTCCTACTTACGTTTATATTGGCAGACAGGATTTAACGGCAACAGAAACTCCTTTACAAGCTGTAACAGCCTGTAGATTGGCAAATAGTGATTGGTATGCAGTTACTTTTGCTAATGTAATTCCTAAAGCGGATATTTTAGCAGTAGCAGGGTATGTAAATTCATGTACTCCTTCAACTGCTTTTTTTGCAACTACGCATGATTCCGATGTACCTACAGCTACAGCAGGAAATGTATTATTATCGCTTAAGGCACTATCTTACAAACGAACACTTACACAGTATTCGACCGATGCTAACACTACATATGGCTATGAAACCGGTGGAGATAATGCGGCAATTGATATCCACAGCGGAACGGCTTCAACATTTAAATTGGCTGTTGATGGAGATTCCACGCCAAAATCTATCGTATTAACTTTGGCTAATTGTACCAGCGGAATGGCAATAGCCACTGAAATGCAATATCAGATTAATAGTATTGGTGGGATATATGCGGCAGTAACAGTTATATTCAATACTACAACGACAAATTACATTATCACATCAGGTACGACTGGTTCTAGTTCTAGCGTTATATGTACTGCAGGAGCAACGCTAGATGCTTCTAGTGTGCTTAAGTTGGGCACAGCGAACGGAGCGGTTGATACTGCAGGTACTACTACGTATATTCCGTCAGCAGTAGCTATTATGGGCTATGCAATGGGCGCCAATGATGGTACTGCCAATTCAACATATACGTTAGCGTATAAAGAAGAGGTTGGGGTAACAACCGAAGCGTTAACCACTACGCAGGTTGCTAGTATAAAAGATGCAAACGGTAATGTGTATATTAATCGGGGTAGTTCTTATAATTTGTTTGAACAAGGACATATGGCAAACGGGACTTCTTTTGATGAGTTGATTAATTTAGACAAACTGCAAAATGACATTCAATTAACTGTTATGGATTTACTGTATGCCAATAGAAAAATTCCGCAGACAGATGACGGTGTAAATCAAATCGTACATGCACTTAATGTTGTATGCGAAAGCAATGTTACTATCGGATTTATTGCACCCGGTATTTGGAATGCTGCAGCTGTTGGTAATTTATCAACTGGTGACGTGTTGACAAAAGGATACTTAATCCAAGCAGATACAGTAGCAAGTCAGTCTCAAGCAGATAGAGAAGCAAGAAAATCACCAAACATTTACATCGCAGTAAAACTTGCAGGTGCTATAGAATATGTCGTTATTACTGTAGACGTTAACAGATAGGGGGAGTAAACATGTCAGTCTCTACTTATAGTTTTTCAGATTTAACTGGAACTATTTCTGAACCGTCTGTTGGCTCTTATGGGTTTACCGGTAAAGGTATTGGCGAAATGACAATAGCTTATGCGGCAGAACGTAGTGCTCACGATGTAGCCGCCGACGGTGCGGTAATGGTTAGTAAAATAAATAATAATACGGGAACGTGTACTATTCAATGTCAGCAAACATCAGCACTTCAAGCATGGTTAATTTCGTGGTTTAACTACTTGGTATCGGCTAGTACGTCAAGCTGGGCGGATACGACAATAACAATACGATCGTCTACAATGAACAGGTCGCACGTTTTAACGGGCGTTAGTCCTCAAAAGATTGGTGATCAACCATATCAAGCACAGGGGCAAAGATGTAGCTGGGTACTAATGGCGGCAGATATTGCCACACAAAACGCATAAAATAAAGGTGGGTAAAACCACCTTATTTTTTTAGGAGGAATTTAAATGGTACATGAAGATTTTAAAGACGTAACAATCGCCGAAAGAAAGTGGCGTGTAAAGAAATTTGATGCACTAACAGGGTGCTACTTAGCATATCAGATTATGAGCCAAATGTTACCAGGGGGATTAGACAAAAAAATTGCAGGAATGTCAAAACTACCAGAAGGCAGAGCAATTATGGGTGAAGGCGAATTCAAATCTTTAATTATTAAATGTTTGAGTGTTTGCTATGAGTTACTTCCTGCTGGTCCTGCACCGGTAAAGCGTAAAGATGGTACATGGGGAGTTATTGGGATTGAAAATGATATGGGAACCGTAATGGCATTGGCAATCAATGCGATTATGTTTAATGTGCAGGGTTTTTTCGACGGAAGCGCATTGAAGGACTTGCAGAGCAGTCTTGCGGATACCAAGCTATTCAATGCGAAAATATAAACGAATACGCCTATGCTCCTTTTATTCAAGGCAGTTGGCAACAACATGAAATATGGGACGGAACATATAGTCTTGATGATTTGCTAGACTGGCATGAAATACAATCCGTAAAAATAGAGAATAAAGCAAGAGCAGAAGCGGCCGCAGAATTGCTGAAGGGGATGAGATAAATGGGATTTTCAACAATTGTAAGCGATATTTACAGTGTACTTAAAATATTTGGCGTGGTTGGATCCAAAGTAACCACGTATGGTTTTGAAAATATAACATCGTCTATTTCTCACCCTTCTTGCGGTTCCATTACAACAAAAAATACAGGGGTTGGATCACTTGGAATATCGATGATAACGGAACGAGTATCACACGAAATATCGTGTGACGGTAGTGTTTTTATTATGAAAATAGATGGTAATAATGGTATTGTCACAATGGCGATACAACAAACATCATCTTTGCATAAATGGCTATTGCAATTATCTTCGTATTTGATGAAAAAGGATTCCGATCCATTATTGTTTGGCGAGATAAATATGTCAATAAACGATAATAATGCCAGTACTTCATTTAGTTGTACTGGTGGAAGTTTGCTTAAAGTACCAGACATAATATTTACAGCACAAGGACAACAGATAAATTGGATAATTTATTTCGCCGATATTACACCAACGACAGTATCGGCAATAACAGATAATTCTAGTATTAGTGGATTGTTGGGGAGTACCGCAAGTTCGGCTATATCATCATTAGAAACTATTTTATGAGGTGTTTGTCATGGATTTAAAAGATTATCTAATAAGCTTTGGTGTTGATATTAACGAAACTGAATTAGCAAGCCTAATGAAATCCATGGAAAAAATAAAAAAAATAACGACTTCATTCAAATTGCCATTTATAACAATTAACTCCTTAATAGCCACAGGATTTATTGCTACAGTCATTGCAACTGGTAAATTGATAAAAGATACTGCCGATGCTAGCATGCAATATAAAAAATTTGCTCTTGATACATGGATGGATAATCAATCAGCCAAAAGATTACAGACAGTTACAAAAGCGATGGGAGAAAGTGTAGAAGATATTGCTTGGATTCCCGAATTGCGACAGCAATATTTTGAATTGTTAAATTTGGGTAATACAATGCAAACGCCAGGTGATGCAGAAAGCCAATTAAAATATATAAGAAGTATCGAATTAGAATTTAAAAAGCTTAGGGTGGAGATAAGTTACGCCGCCGAGTGGATTAGTTATTACCTCATTAAATATTTATCGGAACCAATAGGAAAAGCCAAGCAAGAATTGAAAGATTATAATGATAAATTAATGCAAACAATGCCAGAGTGGACAAATACAATTGCTAATATACTTTCCACAATTATAATAGTAGGAACAAACCTATCAA